GGAGCGGTACGAGGGCAACAGCGAAATCCTGATGCTCTATGGCGTGGGGCATCCCGAGCGGCTGAAGTGGTGGAAGGCACACCAGGGAACCCGCATCTGCTGGGACTTGGGCTATTGGAACCGGCAAGAGGCGATGCGCGTGGCGGTCGGCTATGAGCATCCCAGGAACATGCCGCAGGCGCCAGCCGATAGATTCAAGGCCTGCGGGATCATGCTACGGAATGACTACAAGCCGACGGGGCATATCCTGCTCGCCGGCATGGGAACTAAGTCACGCTCGATGCTCGGATTCAGGGGTCAGGAGTGGGAGAAGAAAACACTCTGGCGGATTAAGCGCACCTATCCCGAGTCGCGCATCTACTACAAGGCCAAGCGCCCGGAAGAATGGACCGGATGCCGGGTCAGCGATCAGCCGATCGAGCGACTTTTGAAGAATGCGGCGCTGGTGGTTTGCCGGCACTCGAACGTGGCGATTGATGCATGTATCGCGGGGATTCCGGTGGTCTGCGAGGATGGGGCGGCGAGCGAACTCTACGGCTCCGATCTCGCGGCTCCGAAGAATCCATCGCACGAAGAACGATTGGCTTTCTTGCAACGACTGGCCTGGTGGCAATGGAAAAACTCAGAGGCGGCACAAGCGTGGAAATTCCTGTTGATGGTCTGCGGATCAACGTCGGCTGCGGCGGGCGCCGGATTCCTGGGTACATCGGCGTCGATGCAGTAGAACGTCCGGCCGCTGATCTGATCGCGCCGGCTGACAAGATTCCGCTGGGAGATGGATGCGCTGATGAAGTGATGGCTGTGCATCTCCTTGAGCACGTGCATTTATGGCAAGCGCCAGATTTGCTACGCGAGTGGTTCAGGCTTCTCAAGCCGGGAGGTCTGCTGGTTCTTGAGCTCCCTGACATCGTGAAATGTTGCCGGAATATCGCTGACAACTACACCATGGCCGGCAAGCATCCAGATCAAGCAGGTCTATGGGGGTGTTATGGCGATCCGAGGGAGCGCGATCCTTACATGGCCCACAAATGGGGATATACGTTTCAATCACTCAGCCCAATGGTCGCAGAGATTGGGTTCATCAAGATCGCAGAGCGTCAGACTCAATGGCATCCAGTTGGTCGCGAGCGTCGGGATTTTCGGCTTGAGGCTCGCAAGCCGATGAATGCGTGAACAATCTTCGCTCTGCATCTTTGCGCAATTGAATTGCTACAGCGATATCTCGTGACCGGCCAAGAGCATATTTTTTACCGTTGTGCCCGATGCTAGCCGCCCAAACCTTGTCTTCTTTCACCCAATGAATGCCTCTATAACCAGAAGAATTTCTAGGATCGAGAGAAAGATTCTCTTGGTTTTGTTTTCTTGTCGCCTCTCGGAGATTGTTCCATTTATTGTTAGAACGCTGCCTGTCAATATGGTCGACTGTGACAGCCGGCCATTCACCAGTCATCCAAAGGACTGCCAATCGATGAGCTCTGTAAAGTGTGTGGTCGAGCTTGATGACAATATAGTTCCTCCCTTTGTCAAGGCAGCCAGCAACCTTTCCGAGGCCGCATCCGCGCCTAGCGACGGCCCACGTAAAGACGCCCGTCTCCGGGTCATAGTTCAGAAGTTCGCGCAGACGCTGCGCGGTAAGATCGGCCTTAGCCATGAGACGCTCCAGTCGTTGATTGGTCAGAGGCCCGCCGCGATTCACAGTCACGTGCGGGCTTCGTTATTGTCGCTCAGGCTGTGGCAAGTATGCTGAGGCTCTTTTGCGGCTACGACGAGCGGGAGGCTTTTGGGTTTCATGTTTTTTGCTCGTCAGTCATCCGCACCTGCTCGGCTCCAGTGGCTTTCACTCCAGTAAGCGATGACCAAGCCGATGGCTCGAACACGTTCGTCTATGCACGGTTCAAGGTCGCCGAGCTCTGCAACTTCGATGGCTGGGCCATCTTCGCGGATGCCTGCGACATGCTCTGCATTGGCGACATGGCCGAACTATGGGCGCTGCGGGATGACAGGTTCGCGGTTCAGGTCGTGAAGAACAGCTACAAGACCCGCAACCCGATCAAATACATCGGGACGGCGATGCAGTGCCCGAACGTGGACTACCCACGAAAGAACTGGTCGAGCTTGCAACTTATCAACTGCGCCGCGCCTGAATGGAAAGGCGTGGACCGGAGCCCGAAGGGCCAGCAGCAGTTTGCGGGTTTCGAGGATGATCGAATCGGCGAGCTCCCTGCCGAGTGGAACGTCCTCGTGGATGAGAACGGCAGTCCCGAAGGCGCAAAGCTACTCCACTGGACGGCGGGCAGTCCTGGCTTTTGGCATTATAGGAATGCCAACGGCGCAGAGGCATGGCATGCCGAGCATGAATTCCTGCGTCAGGCATATATCTGATGGCTGACACCACCACAATCCAACTGACGGGTCTGGATGGCGTCTATGACATGCTTCGCTCACTGCCGGCTGAGGTCGTGAGCAAGCGCGGCGGGCCTGTCAAGACTGCGCTCAGGAAAGGCGCTGTCATCATCCGCAAGGCCGAGATCGCCAATCTCCGGGTCGTGACTTCCAACCAGACCAAAGAAGAAAGCATCTCGACGGGCCTGCTGGCGAAAAATGTCATTGTCAGCCGAGGCAAGCCGCCGACCGATGGGAATGGTGAGCGCTATCTCGTCCGGGTTCGCCGTAAGACCTATGCGCGCGTGAGTGGCAAAGCCGTGACGACGCTCAAGACTGCGCAACTTCTGGAATACGGATCAAGCAAGCAACCGGCCGAGCCGTGGATTCGGCCAGCCTTCCAATCGAAGGCAGCAGAAGCCATCCGCACGGTAGAGACTGAACTCGTGGCAGCGATTGATCGGATCGCTACCAAACTCATGAAGCAAGGAGGCGCCTGATGCTGCCTCCTGTCTTCCCGGCGCTGAAGGCGTCTGCCTCGGTGCGGGCGATCGTTGGCACGAGTCCGGCCAGAATTTACCGGCACGGCGCGGCCCCGCAAGGGCTGACGCTGCCTTACATCACATGGACGCTCGTCTCCAGCGTCCCAGAAAACAACCTCAGTGATCTGCCGCCGACCGATCGTCAGACGGTACAGATCGACTGCTGGCACCAGAATTCGGATGACATCGATACGCTCGCCACGGCTGTGCGCGATGCAATCGAACCGATCGCGCACATGACATCGACCCTGCTCGATGAGCAGGAACCCGAAACGAAGCTTTACCGAATCGGGCTGCAGTTCGACTTCTGGGGAAGATGAATGGAGCAGGCCTGCGCGAAATGCAGAGACTTTAAATCAGCCGAGTTCTTCTATCGAAACAAAAAGAATGCCAACGGGCTAGAGAAGGTATGCAAGCCTTGTGTATTGCTGAGCAGGGCGCAAAGATACGAATTAGACCCAAGTTACAGAGAAAAACAGAAGGTAGCCGCAACCGAGCGGAACAAACTTATTCATGCACAAAGGCTTGTCGCCGCTTCAAACAAATACAGAACAGACGAAGCCATGCGCAAGCGTCTGGCTGCCAATCAGCGAAAGCGCTATGCGCGTGTTCGACTCATGGTCGAATTTAAAATTCGATGTGCAGTATCAACAGGATTGCGGCGCGCGCTTGGATCTTCAAAAGGCTGGAGCAAATCATTCGACATCGTTGGATACGATAGGCAAACCCTAGTTCGCCATCTTGAAAGGCAATTCCTTACCGGAATGTCATGGGAAACCTATGGCGATTGGCATATAGATCACATTACCCCGATCAGCAAGTTTGACTTCAAATCTGATCCGCTACAGACGGTCAAAGAAGCTTGGGCGCTTCCGAATCTGAGGCCACTTTGGAAGGCCGACAACATGCGAAAGCACGCAAAAACAACGCATCTCGTTTGAGACTGCGCACGGTCCAATCGGATCACTTCTTCGGCAGATAGCCGGGGACCAACCACTTTCACCCACCCCACCCGCCGATGGCGGGTTTTCTTTTTCAAGGAGCCATCATGGCCGTCGTTGACAACGCCTTTGAGACCAAGGGCACCCATCTCTATTTCGTTGATCCCGTCACCCATGCCGCTGTGAAGCTGACATGCCCGACCGGGATCACCGGCATCGGCGGTGGCTCCAAGGACAAGATCGATACCACCTGCCTCGATGAGACCGGCGCGTATCGCACCTACGTCGGCGGGTTCGCCGACGCGAGCGAAGTCTCGGTTCCGTTCATCCTGTACAAGGGTGACGGCTCGCACGAATCACTGTTCACCATGCGCGACAACAACGCAGTTGTCAGTTGGCTGGTGGGCCTGAGCGATTCTTCTACGGCCCCGACCGTCACGAGCAACTTCGAGCTCGACCCGCCGAATGCACGCACCTGCCTGACGTTCGACGGGTATGTATCGAACCTCACCATCGATGCAGCTACCAATGAGGTCGTCCGCGGGACCCTGACGATCCAACCGAGCGGCACCACGACGTTCCATCCCGCCGCCTGATGGACATCACGAAACTGATGGCCCAAGCGGCCATTCAAGAATGTGATGTCACCTTGGCGGATGGGACCGTCGCCAAGTTCCCGTTCAAGCGCGTGGGCTCCTTCGAATGGACTCGCTTTCAGGCTGGGGTCGCCTCTGGCGATCCTGGGCTGATGGCGCAGGCCATCATCAGACTGATCGCCTGCAGCCTCTGCGAAGCCGATGGCAAACAATCCCTGACAATCGAACAAGTCGGCACGCTCGATCAGGGCGTAGTCGATTCCATGTATCAGGGCGCCATGCAAGTCAACCGGCCCAGTGGCCGGGGAAAAGCATCGGAGCCAGGGGCGAAGAATGGTTCTGGGGAATCCTAGCCCTCGCACTTGGCGGTCGCACGATCGATGAGTGGAAGGGGGTAATGACCCCCGACGAATTCGAGTTCTGGATTGCTTTCTATCGAGCTCACCCGTTCGATGACTACCATCGCTTCCACCGGCCAGCAGCGCTCGTGGCCTACTCCAGCAGAAGCGGGCCTTCGGGTATCGATCCGCTGCTGGAATGGCTGGCTCCGCAACCAAAACCGCAAGGTTTGAGTGAGTCCGATATGCGAACCTTGAAAACGTTCGGCATCAAGCCGAAGGCGAAGGAATAGGGGATGGCGGCAGGCTCAATCATTGTCGATCTTCTGCTTCGCACGGGCAGCTTCCAGACGGATACCGACCGCGCGGCAAAGCAACTCACGAAGTTCAAGAAGGAAGCCGCCGACGCCGGGAAGGCGCTCGGGGATACGATCGTCAAGCTCGGCGCGATCACGCTGGGTGCTGGCACGATCGCGGGCTTCACCGCGCTGATCAAAAGCACGATCGATTCCGCCGATCACCTGAACGACTTGTCTAAGAAGACAGGCGTTGCGGTCGAGACTCTGGGTGGAATCGGGTTCGCTGCATCGCAGGCGGGTGGCGATCTAGAAGGCGTGACGGCCGCTTTCGTGAAGATGGACAAGTCCATCGCCAGCGCGCTCGGTGGCAACAAGAATGCGATAGCGGACTTCAAGGATTTGGGGATCAGCCTCCAAGACCTGAAGACACAGACGCCGGATCAGATATTCGCGAAGCTCGCTGATGGATTCGCCGGGGCAGAAGACGGCGCGCTGAAGACGGCTGCGGCCACGAATATCCTTGGCAAGGCTGGCGCTGATCAACTCGCGCTCCTGAACGACGGCGGCGATGCGCTACTGAAGAACATCGAGTATTACAAGCGCTACAGCGGCGTCACCCAGCAGACGGCAGAGCAGGCCGACCA